AATATGGAAAAAATACAATTAAATAGTTTAACAAATATTATAAGTAGTGCTATTAATGAAGCATTATCAAACACACATACATCAACTATTGCAAAAGTAACTAAAATACAAGATAGTACAATAAGTGTTAAGCCTGTATTCAAAAGAGTTATTAAAGGTGTAGAGGTAGAATTACCTGAGTTTGTAGAAGTTCCTATCTTCACTTTACAAGGTGGTCCTAACTATCGTATTATGCCTATAGCTAAAGGTGATTATGCTTTACTTATATTTAGTGAAAGATGTATAGACGATTGGTTAGTAGGTGGTGCTGATAGTAAGAAACCTCGTGAGTATAGAATGCACGATTATAGTGATGCTATAGCTATTGTTGGACTTAATAATGTTACTAATGCTATTAATATACCTGTTGGGTTTGAAGAGGTTAAAGGTGATATAGAACATACTGGTAATAATACTCAAATAGGTGATTATAATTTGACTGGTAATATAGAACAAACTGGTGATTATACACAAACAGGTAACACAACTACAACAGGTAACACAACTACAACAGGTAACACAACTACAGCTAATTTGATAGTCACATCTACAGTCACAGCACCCGGTAATAAATCAGGTGTTAGTGGTTCATTTAATACTAATGATATAAATACACAAATTACTGTTACAAATGGTATAATCACTAGTATAATATAAAGGTTTAATATGAGTGTTAGAAAATTAGATAAAAATGGTGACTGGACTTTTGGACAAGGGTTAGGGAACTATATTAAAAATGATGATGAGATAGTACAAAATGTAACTACTAGGTTAAAAAGTTTTAAGAATGATTATTTCCTAGATACAGAACAATACATCGATTGGTTAAACGACTTAGCATTTAAAGGAAATGAAGATTTGATCATTAGTAATATCAGAAGAGTAGTCGCTGAAACTAATGGTATACTTCGTGTAAATGATATATCTATATTAGATAATACTAATAGAAACGCTACTATAAACATAAATTTTGATACAGTAAATAATAAAAACTTAACAACACAAATAGGAGTTTAGATGATACAATTAACAAACACGGGGTTACAAATAGATGATTTAAACACTATTTTTGATAACTTAGCTACTGAATATAAAAAAATATATGGTGAAGATATTATCCTTGATGGTGATACACCTGATGGACAAGTCATAAGTATCTATAGTAAGTTAAACGCAGATATACAAGCTAACTTATTACAACTATATAACTCTTTCGATCCTGATAACGCTTTAGGTGTAGCACTTAATAAGATCATTAAGCTTAGTGGATTAACTAGAACTCCTGCAACTAAATCAACTGTAAGTGTAGATATAACAGCTACAACTACTGTAAATTTAGATAGTGAATATAAAGTAGTTGATGAGTTAGGGCAAGTATGGCAAATTATAACAGCTCAAACTTTACTAGCTGGTACGACTAGTGTAGACTTTGCAGCGGTTGAGTGGGGAAGTATCGCTGCTAATCCAAATACTATAACTGCACAAGGAACTATCTTAACACAAATTACAACAGTTAACAACCCTTTAGCTGCAAGTGTTGGTGTAGATGAAGAAACCGATGAGGCGTTAAGAATAAGACGAAATAGGTCATTAGAAAAACCTGCATATAGTACTGTTGGGGGTTTATTAGCGGAGTTATTAAGTGTAGCGAATGTATTAGATGTGAAAATATATGAAAATAAAACAGATACTTATGATGCTACATTAGATTTAAACGCTCATAGTATTTGGTGTATAGTAGATGGTGGTTTAGATAGTGATATATTTGAAACAATAGCAAAAGAAAAAACTAGCGGTTGTGATTTAAAAGGCTCAATAACTGGTACTTATGTTGAGAATTTTTTAAGAGCAGATGGAACTACACTTGTATATAATCACGAGGTTAATTATGATGTACCCAATGAAGTTGAAATTTATATAAAATTAGATGTTACACCTAAAATTTTTGGTGATGTAATTGATACACAACTAATAAAAGATTCACTTATAACTAAATTGTTTAACATATCTGAGGATTTAACTATTACAGAACTTTATAGTTATGTTTATAGTGGTGGTACTAACTTCATAGCTACAAGTTTACAGGCTAGTTTAGATGATATAAATTATGTTAGTGATGAGTTATTAGCTGGTAGTGCTGATAAGTTCTTAATAACAGATGCAAAAATTACTATAACTGAGATTTAAAATGAGTTTTATAACTAACTATGTAGATTTATTAATATTACAATATAGAGATTTACCTAAAGCAGAAGCCACTATTAAAGCTTTGGTAGAACCTTATAAAAATATTTATGATGTTATGGCTCAGTTTGAAACTGCTTTTGATGTTGATTTAGCAGTCGGTAAACAACTAGACATAATTGGTAAAATAGTGGGTGTTAATAGATTAGTACCTTTTACAATACCTAAAAAATATTTTGGATTTAATGATAATCCTTTAAGTTTCCCAATGGGTGATAAATTTCTAACAGTTGTTACATATCCTATGAAAGATAAGTTTGAGATACCATACACTACAGGTCAATTAAACGATAACGATTATAGGTTCTTTATCAAAGCTAAGATTATTAAAAATACAGTAAGTACATATATGATAAGAGCAAAAGGTAACTCACTTCAGAATGCTATCGATTTTCTATTTGATAGTAAAGCTTATATTGTTGATAATAAGAATATGAGTTTAACTATTTATATAGATTCTACTTTTGATTTTAGTTTGACACCTTTTATCAATCAGTTAGATATAATACCACGACCGCAAGGTGTAGACATTAAAACAGTAATAAGTTATAATACAGGTGATACCTTTGGGTTTAGTGATAATGCGAATAGTAAGGGTTTTGGTGATAAGTTTGGTACACCAATAAACAGCTATTTTGCAAATAAAATTTTATAAAAGGATAAAAATATGTTAGACAGATTTGATGGTGATGTTTTACCATTTGGTAGTTCTGCTACTGGAACAGAGCGTACTATTTTCGGCGATGTTATGCAAAGTGATGATATTAATGATAATATTAATACTAGTTACTTTAGAGGTTGGGGAATTATTGGAGTAAATGATGTACCTACGAAACAGGACTTTAACGCTATGGCTTATACAAATAGTTACTTAACTAGTTATTTGTATCAACAAGGGATCCCAACTTGGAACACTAATCAAAAATATTATTTATATAGTAGATGTATTGGTAGTAATGGGAAACAATATAAAGCTAAAACAGGTACTTTAGCTACTCCGAATGTTGGAAATAATCCTGTGAGTGATGCTACTAATTGGGAAGAAGATAGTTCTGAATTAGACATTAACTCACTTACAAATAAAACAACTCCAGCAAATACTGACAATTTAGTATTGCAAGAAACAGGTGGATTGTTGAAAAAATTATCTTGGAGTAATTTAAAAAGTGCTTTAACCCTTGGGTTTAATGCATCATTTGCTACAAATGGGTATATAAAGTTTCCTGATTTGCTCGGGGGTTTTATAATTCAATGGGGTAGCGTGTCGGCTGGTGTATCTCCTATAACATATCCTCTAGCATTCCCAAATAACGCTTTATATTCAATTGTACAACCACAAATAAATAATGGTGGTACTGCTAGTTGGTCAGCTTTTTTTACAGGAACATTGACGCAAACTAGCTTTACTAGAGGGAATAGTGGTCCAGCTGCAATATGGATAGCAATAGGAAATTAAAGGATAAATATGAAATACGCAAACATAGAAGTAGGAACAAATAAGTTATTGGGGTGGTATGACGATGCTGTACACAAAGTTATACCAACTCCTAAAATTGAAGTAAGTAAACAGAATTGGAATAATGCAATACTTAATGACCATAACAAAGTTAATGATGATGGTTCAACGGAATTATTTGATTTTAGAACAGATGAAGAAAAAGAGAAAGCGATTAATCAAAAAATTTATGATGATAAATGGAATGAATACTACAATTATATGAGTTCGCTAACAATAGATATTGTAATTGATGAAAACACAACACACAAGTATAACGCAAGTCCAGATTCACTAATAGTTATAGAAAGAAAAGCGAAGAGTCCATATCTTTTAGAAGTAAAAGAGATAAAATGGTTTGAAGATTGGGGAGAATTTATGACAAATAAAATAGAATTAGAAAAAGTTATTTTAGAATCAGATAGACTTTCACAAAATAAATTAATAGAAATTTTTGGAGAATAAAATGCGAGTAATAGCAACACAAACAAATGATGACTTAGGACTTGTTGAAGAGCAAGAATTTATAACTTTAAATGAAGATTTAAAAGCGATATATCTTGAATTTGGGTATGTAAAACCATACGACGATACAAAAGTATTACCGCCTAAAGGTCTAAATGATCATGAAGAAAAAAGCTATCCTAAAGATAGATTTATAATTAAAGATGGTAATATGTACAAATCAAATACTATTACAAGCGAAGCTTTTGTTTTAAGTGAATGGGATTTAAAGATACAAGGGGTATAGGTTTAAATGAGTACAGAATCACAAGACATACATAAACTACAATTAGATATGGTAGAAATGAAAGGTGATGTAAAACTCATAAATAAAACACTTGAATCTCAAAAACTGCAACAGGAAAAAACTTCTAAATCTCAAGAAGATTTAACGACTGCAATAAATCAGCTTATAAACACTTTAGCAGAAGAGAATGGAAGAAAAGAGGGAGTTCGAACTACTATAAAAATTATTTGGGGAACAATTGGAAGTCTTATTATTGCTTTAATAATTGCAGGAAGTACGCTGATAGTAAATATGAAATCAGAATTAGAAGTGTTACAAAGCGAATTGATACATTTAAAAAAGGATAATTGATGAATGATATACAAATAGATAGTTTTAATTTCGCATTACATATAATATTACTTAGCGTTAAGTTATGGGTATGTTATGTAGTTTATGGACTTATTATTGGTGTTGCAATTTTCTTTATAACAAGTATTTATAATGACACTCATTTGGAGCGGTCAAAAGTAAATTTAAAAGGTGGTAGAAGTGTTACTTCTATGAGAGCTAATCGTGGTAAAACTAAAAGGGATGATTTTATTAACGATGATAATAATAACCGACTTTTTGAAGATCAAGAAGAGTGGTAAAAATAAAGGATTGAAATGTTTGGTAAATTTTTCGGTGGGGATATAGTTAAAACCATTGGTGATGTTGCGATGGAATGGATAGATACAGATAAAGAAAGTGCCGAAGCTAAGACTTTGATGGTTAAAGCTTTAGACCCTAATGGGAAAATGAGAAAACAAATATCTGAGGATATAATTTCAATGTATAAGGTTTATTTATTTACATCACTATTATTATTAACAGCTCAATTTTTCGGATTTGGTGATATTAAAATGATAAGTGATGTTACTAGTAAGTTAGTTGAATTGTTTTTACCTATTACGGGTATGGTGTCGTTAATAGTTAGTGCTTCTTTTGGTGTAAACGCTATGAATGTTAAAAAAGGTGTTTAATTATGTATAACTTTGGTGAAGGTAGTTTAAGTTATTTAGATAATCCACAACTACACCCACAAATTAAAATATTTATGAGTGAGGTGTTAAATATATCTAAAGTAGATATATCAATTATTGATGGTGTTCGAAATGTAGAACAGCAACAAATACTATTTTTAAAAGGTGTTACTGAGTTAGATGGTATCAATGAGTTATCAGACCATCAATTAGAAAAGTATGACGATAACTTAGGTCGTGCAATTGATGTTATACCTTATGTTAAAGGTGTTAATATTTGGGATGTTGATAACCATAAAATTAATTTATTATGGAGTGAGTTATTTAGAGCTATTCTAAGAGTGGATAGAATTTGGAAACAGTATCATAATATCGATGTAGGTTTAGAATTAGGTTGGACTTATGATATTGGTGGTGGTAGAGATTATCCACACATAAGTTTTAAAAAGTTATAAAGAGTTTAACAACCTCTCTAAATCTTCTAAGCAAATTATATCACTAGCACTTAAACCTCCAGAATTTTGAATTTGTTTGATATTTCTTTTTTGTAAAGATGATGTAACACCTTTACCATTTGGATTTTTAATCTCAGCACCTACAAACACACCTACTTTTTTACCTACCATATCATCAGTTATAATAACAGGTACACACGCTAATATATCAGGTACACCACTTTTATTAGCACTTATAACCTTTACAGTATATGCACCTTTATTATGAAGATAATCAATGCACTTTTTCTGTAAATCTTTTTCTAACATTAAAACAACTTTGATATGTCATAACACATAGAAATAAAACCATAAGTTAATAAAAAAACAACAATCACACCTATACCTGCGTTTTTAGTTTTCATTTATATACTCATTCATTTTACTAACTAACTTTTGTACTTGTTCAAATACTTGTTTGTTTTTTTGTAGTTCGTGTAACTCAATTTCTAGCTTTTCAACATAATCACTATCTTTACATAATGAATCAATTTCATAATTATTCATTATGATCTCACGACCATCATTAAAAGTAATTCTCTTTAAGTCCGTATCTATTATATCAACTAACATTATCTAACTCCTCAATAAGTGTGTAATATTCACTTATAGTATCTTCTAAATTTTCAATAGAATTATTTAAACTAATAATGTAACTTTGTCTCTTCTCAATATTAATCTTAGTTTTTCTAACATCATTGAGATAGTTAATTTCAGATAACATCTCTTTAATATTAGATATATCATCATTAACAGAATCATTTAATTTTTCAACACTTTCAAAAGTAGCTTTTACTTTTGTTTGTATCTCTTCTAAACTAACTTCTTTATTTTTGTTATTTTGAAAATCTACTAACTCATCAATTTCATCACTTCTCATAATGCAAGTATCACCATTATCGAAAGTTACCTCAGTTTCATCCCCACCTAAATATTCAAATGTCATAATTATTTTCCTTTTGTTAAATTAAACATAATAAGGTACTAATAGCACCAACAACAACGCCAATAACACAACATAATCCTGCGAATACAAGACACTTATTCCATTCTATATATTTAGTAAATTTATACTCATTCATTTTTAACTCCTTTTGTTATAACTTTATAGTACCGTGAAATTGTTCATATAATTCTACAAATCTTTTTTTAGCCATATCTACATCATTAAATGATCCATAATTTTTTTTATTGTAATCCATAATTTTAAATTTACCACTTTTCATTTTGTATAAAGATAAATTAGTTTTATTTTTACAGTATGTATATTTATCTCTAGTTATTGATTCTATTGCTTTAGTAAAATCACCACCCATACCTCTGATAATATCTTCAATCATTTTCAATCCTTTTTGTTTTGATATAAAGAAGTATAACAAACATTAACTTAAATTACTTTTAAACTAAATTTAAATTACTTTTTTATACCAACTAGCTGTGAAGTTTTTCTTATTACTAACAGCATTATATACATATTCATCAATACCACTTATTAAAAAATGAACTATAATATCTTTAGTACGCTTACTAAAATTCATTTGTCTAGCTCTTATTTGTTCGTATGTAACAGCGTGAAAACCAAATGAATATATAACCATATTATCCATGTGGCTATAATCACACCCATCACTCTTTTTAGTAATAGATTCAACATTAGGAAATATATTACTTAAGTAATCTTGTTCTGCTTTATAAAATGCAAATATAATAGTATTATCTACATCAAAATTATCTTTTATATATTGTACTTTTGGTAGTTGTTGTAATTGTATTATTTTGGTTTGTGTTTCGTCAAAATCATAAACACTATTCACAAACCCCCCACTAATTTGATGTTTCTTTTGTAACACCTTAGCTGCAGTATCAGCTAAGATAGTATAATCATCTTTTAACTCAATCATTTTATCTTTATCAATTAACTTATACATTTGTTTTTGTTCATCTGACAACTCTATATTATGAAGTTTATCTTTAGCAAAATACTTATGACCTGCTTCAGCTTGTGTTATGGTTACTTTTAAATGCTCTATAGCTTTTTGAATTTTACTAGTTTGAGCTTTATCATAACCTTTAGCTTTTCTCTTAGGTCGTTTTCGTACTTGATCCCATTCAATTATAATATCGTAAGGTATACCATAATCATTATGCCACGCTGTAAAGTTTTTATAGTGGTTAAAAGGACTTTTACAACTTAATGCTAGTGGTGAGTAGATAGATGCGTAAGTTTCAGGCGTAGGTGTTCCACTACTGAATATAATAGGTGTATAGTGTGTAACTTCATTGATTTCTTTCCATAAGTTTTTTTTAGTACATTTAGGACTTGCACTACTAACATATCTGTGAAACTCATCTATAACAACTAATTGATATTCTTTTGTAGGTAGGTTCTTAACTTGATGAAAATTTGTAACTGTGTATGATTCAGGTGCTACAGCTTTAATACCTGGTATTGCATCTTTTTTTGTAATGATTAATACATTTGTTAGATTTAACTTTTGACAAGCTAATATAAAGGCAAGTGTTTTACCACTTCTAACCTCACCAGCAAGAATAGCTATACCATATTTTAATAATCTAGCTACTAACTTTCTTGCTGCTTTTCTTTGGTGTGGTTTAGGTTTCATTTAATATCTTTAAATTTGGATTTACTTGACCTGTTAAGTGTCCTTTAGTTGGGTGTCTAAGTCCATAAATCAAAGATGTTTTTACACCAGTCTTATTATTTTTTAAATATATAATATTATCTTCTTTACTACTCATTTTAAAAATACCTCTATAACCTTTAATTCTGAAACTATCACTCATTTTTGGTGTCGGTGATTTAATATCACTCATTTTTGGTGTCGGTGATTTAATATCACTCATTTCAATAACTCCTCTAACTCATTTGTATAATCTTTTATTTTAACTAACTCTTTTGTAACATCATCTTTTTTACCTAATCGTAATTGATACTTTAAAATATTACCTTTTAGATAACCTATATACTCATCTTTTGATAACATTTTTTTCATAATGTCTATCGCTTCTACATTTGGGTATATTTCATAATGTAATACATTTGGGTTTTTAACTTTATTACTCATTTCCTGTACTTCCAAAACCACCATTTCTTTCATCTTCTGAATCAACACCAAATAGATATGACTTATGTTCTACTAGTTGTATCTGTGCAATTCTATCACCTTTTTTGATAGTGTGTGATGTGTAGTACATATCAGCATCTTTGTATGGATTATGAATAATAATTTTAATCTCATCATTATAATCTAAATCAATAATACCAGTATTTGCTATAAGTCCTTTAATTCGTAGTGAACTTCTAGGGTATAGGTTTAATTGGTGTGATTTCATAAAATCTTCGTATTGTTTATTATCACCCTTATTAATTACTTCACCATTAGTATCAACTTTTACACCACAAATATCGTAAATAAAAAAATTAGGATCAATACAAACACCTAAACCAACTAACTTTGTTTCACCTGCACTAATAACTACATCTTCACTAGCTCTTAAATCTATACAAGCACTATATTTACTACCTTTTGTAGGTTCACACCCATCTACTAATACTTTTAACATCTTTTATTCCTTTTTATTTATTAAATTTTGTTACTGCTAAATTGATACTTTTCATCATTTTATTAATTTTAGTATTATATTCATCTTTTATTTTAGCTACTTCTATATCTTTTAATTTCTCTAAATCTTGTTTATATATTTCTATATCACATTTTTTATTTTTAAAT